GCCCCGGTTCCCCGGTTTCTCCCTTCGGCCCTTGGAGTCCTTGCGGTCCCGGTTCCCCGGCGTCCCCCTTCGGCCCCTGGGGGCCTTGTGGCCCGGTCAAATCCTGTTCAACCATGTACCTTGCTTGCTCATAGGCCCACCACGCCAGATCAACGGAGTCAACGGACACGGTCACGGCGTCGCTAAGGCGCACAATCATACGGTGTGTGGACGGGTTGCCGCCATCCCTAGGGTCAATCCGTTCCGCCACCGTCACCAATCCGGATAGGATGCGTTCCCTGGGCGTTTCCGGTGCAGCCTGCAACCAGACTTCCCAGGACAACATCCCCAGACCTTGAGGGGGGATATGCACCAGAACGACCCCATCAGCGGCAATGGTCATATCCAGGCTGGTTACGGTTTCCCCTGTCTTGAGCGTGGCGGCGAGGTCGGCGGCGGACAGGTCCAGGGGAACGCCTGCTGCGTCCTGGATAAGGAGGGAGACGTCATAGGCAGTCCCCCTGGCAAGGGACAGATTGGCAACGGCGGCAATCATGGCGGCAATTAGACTGTCTCTTCCGAATTCTCCGCCTGGGCTGGTTCCTGGGCTGGTTCGACAGGGTCCTTAACGAAGGGCAGATGCAGCAGTTCCACCGTGTATTTCTGCGCGCCTGTGCGCTCCCTGGAATCGTCCAGATTTTCCACGTAATAGTTTTTACTTTCAAATTCTACCTTGTCCCCAATCTGGGGCACAGGCAGGGAGGATGCTTTTTGACCCTGTTTGCCTCCGCGGATGACATCCAGCGTCACGGTCTCTTGCGGGTCCCAGTAGACCACGGATTCCGTGTTTCCGGATTCCCCAACGAATTTTTCACTGGAACGGGACGGCTTGCGTTTGACGGATGTGACAACGCCCCAGGGGACGGTCACGCCGTCAAGCCCGAAGCAGATGTCATTACCGCGCACGATGTAGGAATTTTGTTCAGCCATATATTATATAGTGTATGAGGTTAGAATTCGGTTTCAAAAGACGTGACTTCCACGGTCATGGTCCAGACCGCCCGGCCCGGCGCGTCTTCCCAGACGATGGACAGGGGGGCCGCGGTTCGGGGCTTGCAGATGACCAGGCCATCCTGACCCAAGGAATTCCACATGAGCTTCTGCAGCACGCGGTCAGTCATGTGGTTGGCGGTGTCCATGTCTCCGCCGGGAACGCCAGTAGCGGCGGCGGAGATGAACAAGGTCACTTCGCGGGAAATGTCCGCCTTGATGGGCATCCCTCCCTCAATATCGTGGGAAACGTTGAGGGCACCGGGAAGAACGAAAATGACGCTGGCCGGATATTGGTTGAGGTCCGCCAGGGCGGCCTCGTAGGTCAGGACATTGGGAGCCGTGACGCATTGGGCGATTCCGGCTTGTTCGAGTTCCGCAGTTACGGCGCGGAGCAACCATTGTGTGTCTGTAATCATATGATTTTACGGTTGGAGCCATAAGCAATGGCTCCGGATTTTTTGCCGCAGGAAGAGGGGAAAGGGAACGTGCCGTCCCTAACCTCCTGCAAGGCTTTAAGTGCTGCATCATAGGCGGTCCGCTGGTCGTCCGTCGTCTTGTGCAGCAGCTTGACCAGATCGAACACGGCGATATCCCTTGCCCATCTGGTCATGAGATTGGCCGGAACCTCGCGGCCCTGGCAATATCCATCCACCAGGGCCGCCGCACTGAGCATGTTGTCTGCCACGGGGTCTTCCCCTGCCGGGGCCTGCTTGCGGATGTCGGCGAGCTGGCTGGCCGTCAGGGAGGCCAGGAGGTTGGATTCTGTCAGGAGTGTTTTCATGGGAGGATATAGGCCCGGCGCGCTGGCAAATCGGCAGACACGCCGGGCAATTCATGCGGGGTTAATTTTCTTATGCTCCAGCCGGGATAGCAGGCATCAGAATCAAAGCATCATTGAGTCCGACAGCAGACCCGAAGAAACATTCAAAGGTCAAGAAGTGCTTGCCCTTGCCCTCGGCGTAATGGCGGCGATAGGACAGGGTAATTCCGGTGTCGGGGTCCGTGATCGTTCTGGTTTCGAGGTAGGCTTTGGGTTCGCTGGGAGTCACGGCACGGGTGGCAACCGCCATGGCGGCAGGATGCACCACAAATCCGTTAGGGGCAGCAGCCGAAGGCGGCAGAATAGTAGATTCGAAAAGGTCAAAACCCAACAGGCGGGGAATGACCCCGTCGCGAATGTATTCCGTGCCGCCGTAAGCCAGCGCAGATGCAACCTGAACGGAAGAATCCTTAGACAGGGCCGTATAAGCGGAGGGAGAGGGGAAATAAGTGCGGTTGGTCTTCGGCACTTTCAGGGTCCCCATCTTTTCCCGCGCCAGCACGAGCAGGTCGGCAACCGACATTCCCGCCGTCGGCGTTAATGTCGTGGGATAATTGGCTTTGGTCATTTTCGCGAACGTATCCGTGATGACCTTGGCTGCCACAGCATTCCCCATTTGTCCGGCCCATATTTTCAGGTCGGCAGCAGAGCTTTCCAGGAATTGTCGGTCCGTCAAGCCAACTGTGGCTTTGGCATAGCCATCCAGCGAGACCGATACCGCCCCAAGTGTCCCCGTGTCGGTTTCATAGTCGTTTTCTTTGTCGGACGCTTCAATAGACCCAATCAAGGGCACCTTCAACGTGTCACCGCGATTGGCCGCGTCCTTGGAGTAATTCCGGGAAAACATGTTGAGAGCCGCAAGGGATTCTTTGAACGCTTCCAGGCCGTCAGTAACGATGATGTCATCGTTCAGTTTAATATCAATAGTAGTAGACATAGCTATTATATATAGTGTGTGAGTGAATTTTCAGGGCTGTTAGTGCTTCGAAGAAAGCAATTCTTTCCGGTGCTTCGCGAAAAACGCTGTTCGTGCAGCAGGGTCTTTAATGGCATCATAAGAGGCCAGCAGGGCTTGCCCCTGGGGATTGCCGTCCTTGTTGTCCTCCGGCTTGTAAGCCGCCTGGAACACAGGATTGACAGGCAGGGAGGCCAGCAGTTTTTTTGCATCCGGATTTTTCAGGAGGGTTTCCTTCCAGGATGCTTTCATATCAGGCGAGATTTTCCCCTCCGCGCAGGCGGCTTCCACGGAATCTTCCGCGGCCTTGGCCTGCATGTCGGAAACAATCTTCTGCGTTTCTTCCAGTTGCTTTTTCAGGGTGGCGTTTTCGTCCTGTAAAGCTTTGATTTCTTCGTCGGTCATGGTTGTCGTTTCTGTTTTTGTGTTTTCAGGACCACCGCCCGCAGGGGCGGAGGCAGAAAGGGATTGAATGGCTCTGAATGCGGCCCGGTTGACCAAACCGCCCATGTTGGCGGAAGTACCTGTCACGGTGCAAATGCCGTCGCCGTCCGGCTCGGAGAGGTCGAAAGAAGGAGAAAAACGCTTGAGGGACTTGCCCTTCTTGGCCCGCCCCTCATCGGTCCAGGAGACTACCAGGCGGATGCCTCCCGTCTTGGGGTCATCCCCTCCCCAGTACACGCGGTTAACCCAGGCGGATGCCTCGCCATCGGCATGCAGGAAATCAATATAAGGTGCATCTCCCGTCCCGGCGTCAAATTCAGCCTGGTACCTGGCGCGGCATTCTTCCACGCGTGCTGCCGCGGCCTCGTCAACCAGGATGGTCACGGTTACGACCTTGCCCTCCGGAGTGTGTGGGGAAACCGTCTGGACGCCGGGGGGCATCCACTGAATGTCGTCCGTATCGTCATCCGTCAGGCCGGACGCGGAGAAGTTGGCGTAAAACATCATGCCCTGACTATGCCACAGACGGAGGGTCAGCTTGGACACCGAGGCCTGAATGGTAATCAGGGGCGTCCCTGGCGGCGAAGAAAGATGCGGGCGGCACTGTTGACTGCCTTCAGTACTTTGTCGTCGGGAGGCAAAGCCCGCGGGTCTTTGGGGATGCGTTGCCCTCGCTTGAATACATAGTACATTTTTTGTCCGAGAGCCAACCCCACCGGGCGGCCTCCGGACCAGACAGACCGTAGGTCTTTAATGACGCGGGGACTTTTTCCGTGGGCTTCTGCTGTGACCGGGATAGCCAACATTTTGGCTTTCTTGGGGGTAATGTTCCCCCCGTAAATGTGGATAGCCACATGGGGATGGTTAATGCGGACCATGATGCCGCTACCTCCTACCATGGGAGCCGTGCAGGAATTAGCGACAGCCAGCCAGAAATTGGTCCGCGTGCCCCCCAGCCGGTTCGGCCTGGCGTTCTTGGCCCGGAAATGGCTGATGAGCGTGTTCCTCATGGAAATCCCCATGATTTTTTTTAGGGCAGGCTGGCGTGAGGCCAGTCGTTCCAGTTCCGGCGTCACCGTGTCCCTAGTCAATTTCAGGTCAATGCTCATACGCGGGGGACGGAGGTTTTGCCGATAACTGCCGCCGTGCCCATGGCGTGTTCCATGGCTTCCGCCAGGGCGGCAGGATGCAGGCTTTTGAGCAACTTGCCGGATGCCAGGTAGTCGGCCACCATGCGCCGGAATTCGTCGTCCGTGAGGGTGTCGTCACAGGCGGCGCGGGTCAGTTTTTCCAACCCTGGCCGGGCATCCCCCAGCCAGGCGTCCAGGATGTCCGGCAGGTCCCGGAGGATGGACTTGTTCAAGGCTGCCAGTTGGTCGTCCCTGGTCATAGAGAGGCAGCCGCTTTGTTGAGTTCCCCCAGATAGTATTCCCTGGCCGCGGAGGGCATGCCATCCAGGGCTTTTGCCATCAGGGCCGGATTGCCAATCCCGGAGGCGGGAGGCGTGATAACGGCTTCCCCTGCCGCGGGGGCTGGGAAGCCCATATAGCTGTAGGCCCATGCCTGGGACACGGGGAGGCCGTTGCTGACCATGGACGTTAACGCCAGGGCTTTGGGATATACTTTGTCGTCTCCCTGGCTTTCAAACAATTCTTCATCATCACCGGGCATAGGAGCTTCAATTGTCTCGTAGACGTAGCTCTTGGACAAGGGTATCCCCTTGTCGAGTATTTTGCCGATACGGTCCACGGCGGCATTGCGGTCTTTGACTTCCTTACTAGTGGGGGCGAAATAAGGCAAAGACGAATCTTCATTTCCAGCTGGTCCGTTAAAATCGAAAACGGCAGTCAATAACTGTTCATTCATGACTTCCGCGACCCAGTCCGCGGCGGCGTCAATGATGTCGCTCCGGACATTGTAGTGGACTTCTCCCAAGGCACGGCTCCCGGCTTCGCCCGGCGAGGAGGTCAAGGTCTGCCCCAATATCAGCAGGTCGCAGGCGGTATCCGCCATATCAATCATCTGGTTTTGCGGGTTATCGCTGCCCTTGTTGGACGGCTCCTTGAGTTCAAGAGTGCTGCCAGTAGGTGCGGCAGCCCAAGCGGCGGCACCCATGTTTTCAAGCATGGACTCCATAATATCCTTTAACTCCGGGTCACTCTTGTCATAAGTAGCCCAGCGGATCGGTTGCCCAAAAATTTGAGCGAAATTTAGCAGCCAGTCCGCGCTAAAATTGGCCGCGCACCAATACCAAGCAAGAGAGCGCAACAATGCCCCGCCGGACGGATGGCCGAAAGAGACGTTATTGACAGCCACTAAGAATTTGCTCGGGAGGAAATCCCCTAGGGTATCAGACCCAGGGGACCGCATTCCGAACAATCCGCTTTCCACGTCCCATCCATACCAGCGGGGATGGACTTTCCGCGTTTGGCGAGGAAGCCACGCTTGCGGCATGTGGACACAGCCACGAACTTCCCAGTCAATTTCCCATACTGTGACCCCGCAGAACCAGCCGTCAAGCAGTCCGTTGACTGTCCCACGCCAACCTTGGCCGTTCTCGCGGTAGTTACCTTTCATCCCGTCCCTGGTACGTTCGGCCAGATGTTTCATCTCTTCCCGTCCTTCCTCATCCTGGACATTCCACTGCAGGCCGCACACCGCATTTTTCAGTTCGGTTACATTCTTCACCAACCGCGGCCAGGTCCGGCACATGAGGTCATACAGGGCATGTTCTTCTTCAGGGCAATCTCCGTTCAGGGATGCGTCAAGTACGCGGGCAATGTAATCCGGAGTTACCCAGGCTAGGTCCGGCATCATCCAGCGCGGACGCGCAGGGGGTATGAGGATGCGTTGTAGGTCGGATGCCTGACGGGCGTTTTTAGCCGCTAAAATCTGCTTGACGGTCATTGACCCGGCTGCGGGTGGCAAGCTCGCGCTAGAGGGTCCGCGGTGCGCCGCGGAGGCAATATTCTTTTTGAGGGTGATGGTCATGTTTATTTACGGTTTAAAGTTCTTCTCTTGTGGTGGTATTTACCCCGGCCACGGCCCATGATGACGCCGTCCACCGTTTCACGTGTCCAGGTGCCTTCTTGCGCTTTCATTGTCAGGGAATGATAGGCGAGAGCCAGGGCCCAGAAGAGGTCGGCGTGGCCGCTGTCGGTCCGGTCCGCGTTGTAACAGACCAGTCCCGTCTTGGTGTAGCCTTTTTCAATAGCGGCAATATGAGCTCGCAGGAGGTCGTGGTTGGGGATGATGATTTTTCCGGCTTCCATAGCCCGCGCCAGATTGGATGCTAGTTCTTCCTTTGTAGCATTATTGAAAATGACGCCGCGCACTTTGTGCCCGTTCTTCCGTTCCTTGGCGTCCATAACATACTTGTCGCCTATACTTGTCTGGTCGATGACTACCAGCTTCACGCCCTCCGTTCCGGTCATCTCGTCGAGTTTTTTGTCCCGGCTTTTCCAGGAATGGTCTTTGTGATAGTACACCAAGCGGACGATAAAGCGGTCGTGCCAGGGCTTGAGCGCAATGTAACAGTGCAGGTCCGACATGCGCGCCACGTCCACGCCAATCCCAAATTCTCCTTCTTCCTCCGCAATATTCCCCGCGGCGGAAGCATAACGTTCATTGGTACATGCAATGATCGTGTCCCAGGGGATAAGCTGCCCCGCCGTATCCTGCGGTACGCACATGTATTCTTCCAGATAATCGGCTTCTGTAAGACATTTTGCCCGGCAGGATTTGAGGAATTCCTCATGGGTCATTGACTTGCCCGTCTTGGCGTTGATGCGTTCGACAATGCCTGCATTCACCGCGTCCACAATGGTGACTTTATGGAAGCTCCATCCCATCGGATTGCCGTTATTGACACAATCGTTAATGAGCTGGTTAAAGACGGATTGTTTGCCGCGGTGAGTCGAGATGACGATGCGCTGGCCGCCCCACTGCGTCACGGTGGAGGATACCTTCAACAGTTTCTGCTGCTGTTTATGAACCGCATATTCATCCAGTACCACACAACCACGCTTGCCTGCCAATACATCCGGGTTGCTGGACAGGGCAAAAATGGTCCGGCCTGTGGAAAAAGTAATGCTGAAGACCGTTTCGTCTTCAATGATTTCTTCTCCGAGTTCAACGGCCCCAAGATTATAGATTTCCGCCCATTTTTTGCAGTCATCGACAAACAGTTTTGCCGCAGTCTTGTCCCGCGAGCATATCCACCAATCATATAATGCGCCTTTTTTGACGCAGGCACGCACCGCCTTGAGGGCGGTGTATTCCGAAAAGCCCTCCTGGCGGCCTTTTTCCACCAGAATATTGTCGCTTTCGTCTTCCAGGTAACTCGCCTGGTAAGACATGCTCCGCGGCATCCGTTCCGCCTTCTTGATAACATGGACCTTGCTCATGGCGTTAAATCAGGTTCATGGCATTTTCAATGGCGGCAATTTGTTCTTCCGTGAGGCCATTGCCGGATTGGGCCTTTTTCTGGCTGGCCGCTTCCGCCGCGGCGGCTTCGCGGTTTTCCCGGCGGATGTCCGCCATTTCCCGGCGAAGGGACATCATGAGTTTGATAATATCCAGCATCTTGCCGGGCTTGTCGGCAATCATGGTTTGGATGTCGGACACGTCCAGGCCGTCAAGTGCGCCTTCCAGCATGTCCATGGCAGCCGCCAGTCCGGCTTCCGCAGGGCCTCCCTCTTCCGTGTATTTTTTGAGCAGGTCCACTTTCCAGGCATAGCGGTCACGGGCGGCAACCAAACGTTCCTGGCGGGCTAACCAGTCCTTGTGTGCGCCCTTGCGGTAATTGGTGACGTTCTGGGCATTAACATTGGGGTATCCCTCCGCGGCACACAAGGATGCCACATCACGCCAGGTTCCACCGTCGGCCAGACATCGGCTGACGGCATCCTGGACCCTGGCAGGCATGCGGCTGATTGCCGCCGCGGCTGTCCGGACGGTGGTCATGACAGCAGGGCCTCCTTTCCCGCGGTGAGAATTTTCCAGCGGACGCCAAACGGAGAGGGAGGCAGGCGGAGGACATATCCCAGGGCAGACAGGGTTTCCAGTTCCGCCTCTACCTGGCGGTGGTCAAATCCGGCAAGCCTCACTTCTGTAACCAGTTTTTCCGTGGACATGGAGAGGCCACCGCTGATGTTCAGCAGTTCAAGGATAAGCTGTCTTACTTTCTGCGCTTCGGTCATGATGGTGGGATTTTAAAACAATTCAGGCCGCGGCTTGCACACCGCGGCCTGAATGGCAGTTACTTCTCCGTAAGGCGGCCCCCTTCCAGGCGGCCTATTGACCGTTGGAGGCCCTGTAAATATTCGTTGGTGTCGTTTCGTATCTTGATGATTTCCGTGATGATGTCTTTTTTGTCCTGGGCCTGCGTTTGTTCCAGCCTGTCAATGCGGCCATCAATGCCATTGATACGCTTGTGCAGCACTTTCACATTGTCCATTGTGGCGGCTTGACGGCTTTTCAAGATGGATACAGGCTGCTTTTCAATCTCGACGGATTGTGGTTTCCCCTGGGACTTTAGCCGCACCCACGCTTGCAAGGCGTTACCGACAACAGACGCGACGGTGACGGCCTGCCACAGGAATTCACTGTTTTCCATGTTGGGGCTAGTAGTTGGCAATGCCTACGGCAATGGCTCCGCACAGATTAGAGGCGTTTTCAAGGGCCGTTTCATAGTCGGCATCGTTGTCGATGAAAAACGGCTCTACAATGACGCAGGGAGCCACGGTTCCGCGTAGCTGTGCGCCGCCGCGCTCTGTCCCGGTAATGGGCTTGATGCCCCGGTCCGGCAATCCCAGGGCCTTGACCATCTGCGTCTGGATGCACTGGGCCAGACGCTTCCCGCGGGGGGACGCATGCCAGTACAGGGTTTCCGTGCCGCTGGCCGTCTTGTTGAAAGCATTGGCATGCAGGGCCACAATCACGTCGGCGTTGGCCTCATTACAAGCCCGCACGCAGGCAGTCATGCCCGTGCCTCCCCCTTCCGTTTCCCGGTTGACGATAACGGCCCCGTGGCCGTAACCGTTGAGATAGTTAACCAACAACTGGGCATACGACTTCCAAAAACGGTACTCGCTCATTCCGTAATGGCTATTTTCCGCGCCAGGCGCGGACGGGCAATGTCCGATGTCGATACATACTTTCATGATAGTTTTTCCTTTCTATACAGGTTCCGGGCGGGATGACCCCGCCCGGAAAGGTTGGGGTTACTTGACTTGCTGGACAACGGGAGGGACGGACGTTTCCGGGGCGGCCTGCGTCCAAACCAGGGCATGCGTCTTATCGTCCCAGGTCAGTGTCCGGCCATCACGGGTGAGGGTGTATTGACCGTTCTGGATGCTGATTCCGGTATGGCCCGGAGGGTCGGCCTGCGTCTTGGAAGCGCAAGACGACTGGGTCAAGGACATCCAGGCGACGACGGCTCCAATGATGGCCCCGGCAAGGACCTTGGCCCAGTTGGAGGGGATTCTACACGCCATCAGGATGCGCGTGATGATTCCGGCAGCTTCTTCCTTGTTAATGTTATTCATGGTTCTTCATTTGTTAATTACCCTATTTATAGGAGGGCGCCATTTTGGCACAAAAAAGGCCGCACCTTGTACGGCGCGGCCTGCATGGTAAAATGTTGTGGAGTTTTTAGTTGTTAAGCTCTTTTTCAGTTAATTCCTTGACAAACTTGTAAACCTTGTATGACCTTTCTCTATAGGTATAAACACCAATGATGCGTGCTTCTATGTCCACAGAATCACCTTCCGCTAATGGTTTTCCCTTGTATTTGTGCAGCAGCACAACCCTGCCATAATCAGGCTCCCAAGTGACAATGGTACGGCCAGCAAAGGCAGTCCAGCTTGCGCTCCCCATGTACATGAGCATGCCTTGAGGCACTTTTTGATTAAAGTACATTCGTATCTTTACAGGTTTTTCCTTAGCTAATTCTTCTTTAGGCAACGGCTCAAAGGTGTATTCTTTTTCCTCTGCCTGCCCCGTCCAGGAAAATGCCAAAGCTAAAAACAAAATAACGTAACGCATGCCAACCATATAGGATAATCGCCCAACACCTACAAGCCTAAATCTTCTTAATCCATCCCACCATAGCGTCTTTCAGCAGGCATAATTTTTCCTCCGCCTGCAATGCCCTATCCCTCCATATTTTAACTTCTGACGCCATTCCTTCTTCTTGAGTTTGCAGCAAGATGGAGAGGATTTTGTCCCGCATGCAGGATGATACATCCCCGCCATTTTCCAAGCGGACGATATGCAAAACGCTATATCCGGACAACTCTGCAAGGTTCGACAAAGTCAATCTTGTCTTTTCTCTCAACGTCTTAAAGTCAATCTGTTTACACATAGGACTAACACCTTACAAAGGATGACTTGTCCCGGCAATGTATCAATTCTTCAATGTGTCTCACGTGAGACACGTTTTTTCGGCGTTAACGATTAACAATAAGTACTTATACTTTAAAGGCAACTGTTCACCCGTGAACAAGTGAGCTAAATTTTTTTAAGCCATCCCTGCATGGCTGATTTGAGTTGATTGAGCTTTTCCTCTGCGCGTAACGCTCTATCTCGCCAATGCTGAATTTCTGTTTTGTCACCTTCTTCTGTTTTTTGTAACAGGATAGACAGGATTCTATCTCTCAGTCGTTTACTTCCTATGTCATTTAATTCTAATCCATTTATGGATGCAATGCTATAGCCAGACAAATCTGAAAGCTGGGAGAGAGTCATTCCAGATTGTTCACGGAGGCTCTTGAAATTTACGAGATTTGTATTTTTCTCTTGCATGTTTACGAAATATGTAATACGAAAAGTGTATGTTAACGCGTGTACACATTAAAAGCAATCGCCAACTCTCCCCGGAGGTTTTGGCCGCGCGGGAAATTTTGAAGAGGAAAGGGTGGTCTTATAGGACTGCGGCCCCTTTCCTTGGTGTTACCTACCAGCAAATAAGCTTTGTCCTCAATGGACATAGGCAAAGCATATCCCTTCTTCGTCGCATTCATGCCCTCCCATATCGGAGAGGGAAATAACAACTTCAACCCCAAATACGAAAATGAACGAACATCAACGCAAATATGCCCGCCGTGACCGGGAGGACAAACAGAAAGCCCTATATGGCTGCCCTCTGGTTTTCGCGCCAGAAGAAGAAAAACACGCTATCCGCTGGGGAGCCGTCATCCTGGTCGCCTGCCTGGGTGTGTTCCTCTGGATTGTCGCCTTGGCCGTCATCGACTGTATTATTTACCGCTAATAATCATGACCGCGCCACTTACTGACAAGGACTGGGATGCCGTAAGCCCGGAGTTAAAGGTCCTGTGCCTGCTGCGTCTGCTGCGCCGTCCCGCTGTAAGGAAATGGGCGGCGCGTGAATTCGGTTTCCCTCCATCCGGTTCCCTCACCCAGCGGCAACTGGCCGCCTGGTGCGGCGTGGATGAATCCACTATCAGCCGATGGGAACGGGACGCCATCATTAAAATGCGTGGAGCCGCCAGACGATGTGGCCTCACACAAGAAATTTCACAATACAAACACTAAAAAATATGAGCAAAAAAGACATTACTCAAAACATGCTGAATTGCCTGGCGGAATACGCCAATAACGTGCGACGTGATTTAACATCCGCTTGCGCCAATGCGCTGAAAGCTGGGGCCTACCTCAACCATATCCGCACGACGAACAATATCCCCATGACGGACGCCCTGTCCCGGATTGGATTGAGCCGTGCCACCGCCTATCGCTGGATGGACGCGCACAATACCGCTTGCAAAATCCTCGAACTACAGGCTACCCCCTCCGTTCTGGATGCGGATTTCGCGGGCCATTTGGCCGCTCTGGACGACATTGCCAAGGGCATGAGCCTGTCCCGTCTGGCACTGGGGGCTCCGGCTCCTAGCTCCGACATTGCTCGCTTGGACATCCTCCAAACAGGGGCGGAAACCGCAGAAACGGAACAGGAGGAAGAACTCTATAAGCAAGCCGTGGAAAACGTAGAGTCCGGGAAATGGACTCTATTCAGGCCATGCGGGCAGTC